ATGAATCAGCAAAGGATCGTCAGAGAAATCCCAAGCGTATTGATCGGCAGCGGGATGCTTTATCACACTGCCAACATCCGATGAAATGTCGGCTGGATCAATCAAATGCTGTGGTTTCATAAGGAAGAACGCAATCTTTACTAGGGAATCACCGAAAGACTTTGAGAGTAGGTAAAGGAATAATTGCATAATCAATACCCCCCCGGAGTGCCGAAGACTTCTTTTTGGTTTTGTGCAAGACTTTCTTGCATCGCTTCACTCCACACCTGTGATTGTACTATCACCTCGCTGATGTTCATGTTGTAACTGTATCCACCGCAGGTAATCTGAAACTGATTCACTAACCCTACCCATCCGTCGATGCGTTGGACATTCGTAGATAACGCCTTTTCGCCCTTGCGATAGACAGTAGCAACCCCCGCTGGGGTGCATGACACGGAATAGTCAACAAAAGGAGTGCTGAGATATATGTCGGAATCATCGACATAAAAAAGGTCATTGCCTATCAATATCCGATGGTTTTTTATGTCTGGCAGCCAATACCGTCCAATCCCAAGACCATTTATACCATTTGCAGGGAACTCCCAAAACATGGACGTTGTAGAATCCCCAAAGTAAGAATCTGGGATTTTTGATGTAAGCATTGAAATGAAAACACCGTTTGCCGCAGCATAAACACTGTATCCACCCCCCGCCCGTCCTAGATATTCTGTAGTCCACCGGAAAAAGACGGTTGGTTTTTGTTTCGCTCCGCTCCGGTGTATAACGCCATTTTCAACAATCTTTGGTTGTCTTACTACGTTGGTCATGACGAAAGACGTTGTTCCATATTGTGGGGTCTGGTTATACCACGCTGTCACAAAGCCATTCCCAGACCCAACGAAAGAAAGCAGATCTGCTTCATCAATCCAGCCGTCTTTGAACGGAATATCTCGCTCTTGGTTATTGCTCGACCTACGCACCCGCATGCACTTGCCAGCGTAGGCTTCCACCACTTTTCGGACCGAAAGAATATAGCTTTGATCGTAAGGCCCGAGGGGCGGGATCGGGATCTCTGTGCCCGTACCGAGGACCCCTGAGGAATCCAGAGAGAGGGTCCATTGCTCTGCCCCATTGTGTTCCCCGGTTCTGGCAAAGGAGGCAATCAGAAAAGAGCCTTGGTAGATAACAGAAACCCCGTCCAACAGCCGAAAAAGCCCAATCTCACCAAAGGCCGCGCTTTGGGCGAGGAAGTTAAAGGCAGTTTTTGTGATGCCGTCACGCACCACCCCCGCCGCCTGGATTGCGGCAGAGCGAAGCCCGCAAGGCACCAGCTCTTGCATGCCGTTGGCCGTCTGTGATTCCTTGCTTGTAGTGTCCACTTTCTCATTTGACACCGTTATGCCCGAAGAAACCTCGCCCGGGATGTTCTCCCAGGAAGCCCCAACATCCATTGACATCTGCAAGCGAAGATCTGACCCAGGGCGCTTCAAGGTTCACCTCAATTTGTGATGATGGCGGAATAGTCTTGGACTGTGTGATTGGTGATGCCGTCAGGCTCGACAAAAAAGTCTTGCATGGTTAGACGTACCAAAAGGCATTGTGATACTGTTCCGATATTTTGCAGGTGCAAGGCATTTTGTACCAGATCTGCAATCTGGGCCGCCTGGAGGGCGCCCTTGTGTTCCGTCCAAATATCGATGCGGATCTGCCCGTCCAGGCCGTCCGAGTCTTTCGTGTCCCAGTCCTGGGCAGAACCCCACCGGGCCCGGAGGAATGGTGGGGCCAGATCTTGGGGGACATAGTTGTAGACATTGCCGCCCACTGCCGCCACAAGCGGGGCGCTTGCCTTGAGTGTGGCAATGATTTTGGCCAAAATATCCGCGCTGGATGGTTTCATCCCTCACCCCCGCCGTTTTCCCCTGTCTCGCCTTTGTTCATTTTGCGTAATTTCTGCGCCATATATTCCTTGAAAATCGGAGCCACCCAATCCTTGGTAGGCCCTACGAATGGACGGGCCGCCATGCGCCTTGTCCCGTATTCAAGCCATTTTGCGTATTTTGCCGAGACTATGACTTTGGACGCAACCGCCCCGCCTTGGTCCGGCATTTGTACGGTCTGTATCGACCCAATCAGATTGCCCGTATCGTTTGCAGGGGCCTGCCCTGGGGCGGACGCCCTGTGTTTTACTGAGCGTCTTGTATAGACCTTCCCAGCTTTCGGCAGTCGGATCATCGTTGACATTTTCTTCTGTGCCTTGGTGGCCGCCACAAAAGTGGCCTTCCTCGCCATTTTCTGAATGTTGGCCAGGAAGTTAGGGCCGCCCAATAAGGCGCCCTTTGCCGACATAGGCTTGAAAGAAATCTGTATTTTGCTCATGTCGGGACTCCCGACTCTAAGACAATGGCAAGATATTTATTGGAAGTTTCGATATTTTCAACGGCCCGGATATTGTATGTCCTGGAAAGGATGCCGTCAGACAGAACAACCCGGTCCCCGACAAAAATATCCCGCCGAAACCAGGTGATGAAGGCCTCTGTTCTACTTTCCTTGACGTTGCCTTCTGCCGTATCGGCGTATTGCTCGCTGGCGTTACTGACTTTCAGTTTCCCCCAGACAGTGGCAACTTGAGCCCACGAGGAATTGAAACCCCCGGCCCCGTCTGCCGTTTTGGTCTCCCTCTGGATTCTCGCCAGAATGCGGAAGTCTGCCGCGCCATAATTCGGCAGGCGATAACTCATAGCGTCAGTCTCAAGACCCGGTAAGGGTCGAGGGTGGCCCGTATGTTGCCAAGGTCGAGGACATCTTGGCCCTTGTCGATGCTATCCCCGCGATTGGACCAAAGGGCCGCAGCAACTAAAAGGACGGCATGCCGAAGAGAGGCAGGGACATCGGAGGCCGTACCATACCCAACGGTCCCAGTAATGGCAATGGACTTGGCCACACGCAAAGGGGTGGGCCAGATCTGACCACGCCGCAGGATGATCCGGCTTGTGGCGTCCAGGTCTGCCACGTCCACCAAATAAATAGCCGGGTCCAATGTCGTGGCCTCGTCTGCATCGTTATAGGTCTGGACGCTGGTAATGGTACGAAAAGGAACCCCGACTAGATCTAACTGCCGGACAGTCTCAGAGAAAGGCCAGAAGGCCCCGTCCCATACTCCGTCAGCGTTATAGTCGGCCCCTGTGCCGTATCCTGGGAAGAAATCTAGCCATTGCCGGATGGTGCGAGTAATGAGAGAGCGTGATATATATCGTTCCGCAATATCTACGGCAACGGCAATCAAAGAGGTTATGTACGTATCCGAGTCGCTGTCTGTAACGCGGAGGTGCGCCTTGAGCGTTGCCGCATCAATGGGCAGTGTTGCGGGGGGCGTGACGATCTCTGTACGCCTTGGCGTCATGCGCAAGACTGTGGCACCCGCAAGAGGTTGGGACGTTGGGCGCATTGTGGACCTCTATAAAAGCCCTCCCGGTTGTCCGTGCCCGCCTACAAGAGGGATCCGCACGGGCCGGGAGGGGCTAGGTTCAGACTTAGGCCGGGTTGGCGGTCTTCATGGCCGATGGCTTGGCCAGGGTCGCTGTAACAGTCAGATCGGTGGAACCGTTGGGGGTGATGACCAGACGGGCATAACGCTTGCCGCCAACGTAGGCGAGGCGCAAAGTCTTGGAAACGGCCCAGTCGGCAAGGGCCTCTTCCCCGACTTGTTCATCCGCCGCAACAGTGGTCCAGGCCGAGTCGTCAGCAGATTCCTGCATAACGACGGACGTTGGAGCGGGTGCAACGGCGCCAGCGTGGACGTTGAAAGTCGCAGCATCAAAGCCGAGACAGTCAAGGCTCGCAGTGGTGAGAGCCGCAGCATCCCCACCAGCCAGATTGGCCGCACTCAAGGCAGTGACGATACCTGTACCAGCATCGCCAGCCTTGACGATTGCAGTCACCAGCATTTTGGCCGTGGCGTCAGCATTGATTGCCGCCACGACTTGGGCGGCAGTGGAGGTGATAGCGCCAGCCACACCCGTGGCCAGACTCACACTGATGGCGAGTTCCGACACGGTGACGGCGAGGGCCTGGTTATTGCCGCTGGGGTCAACCAATGCAATGGTGATGGCATTGCCCCCGGTTCCGCCGACTTTGGCGGTCAAGGTCATGTCATTGTCAGCGCCCACAAGGGCGGTGGTGTAGGTAGCCAAGGGGAGCCCCAAGGCAACGGAGGCGAGCAGTAACTTGCTCACTTCGCTATTGATTCTTTCACGGTTCGGCATGGGATCCTCGTATTGTGTAAGGGTAAAGAGAAAGGGCCGGGCTCTATTCATCCACAGTAAGGAGTCCCCCGGGCCGCGCCGCCCAACCCAACCACGCGGCCCAGGTTTCCCCAAAATCATCAGGCCGCAAACTTCAACAATTTGAGGGCCTCGAAGTTCAACATATCGGCGCCCGTGCGCTTGCGGGTGTAGAACCGGACAAAGCCTTCCTCAACATAAGGATTGCGGAGGATGGTAATTCCTTGACGGTCCACAATCTGGTAGGCTTCGGCCCAATCGGCCAAAGCAATACTCAGGGAGTTTGCCGCAATGGCGGGCATATCGTTAAACTCGGCAATTGGCAGGCCCAACAGAGTGGAAGGCTTGCCAACCTCAATGCCGGGGGCCCACAGATAGCGACCTTGCGAGTCTTTCAATTTGCGGACTTCGCCGACAACAAAGCGATTCATGGCCCAAGCAGCGCGGGCCCGGTATTGATCCTTGAGCATCTGTTGCATGTCAATCAGAACATCACCACCATTGGGAGCGGCAGCAAAAGCACCAGCGGCGCCCGTCTTGGTGTACTGGATTTTCCGCTTGGCTGTATAGTCATCGCCCGCCAAAGTGGTCACGACATCATACGACAGGAAGCCACGGATCTTGGTCGCACCAGTGACAAACTCCCGATTTTCCAGGCGGGCCAATTTCTCACCAATCTTTTTGATAAGCCAGCCTTCCAGATCAAACGCCGCATCATCCAGCACCTTTTGAGTGGTGCGGGGCTTGGCGTACAATTCGTGGACGGGGATGGACCATTTGCCAATGGTGGGGTTTCCGGTCGTGGCGCGGGCTTGCATTTCGCCAACATATCCGGCCTCGCATTCGTCAACGTCAACGGCGCCTTCCAAGGCGTCAGTGCTGATTGTTGCAATGCTGGCATACTGACGCATGGGGGACGTGTCGAAAATCTTTTGGATGATACGGCCCGAAGTATCGGTGGGAACAAGGAAGCCGCCTTGCGAGTCGTCAGAGACTTGTAGGGTCTTGAGTTCCATTTCCGAAAGGCGTGCGTCCCCTTTGCGAACCAATTTCAAAAACGCATCCTTCTGCGCTTTCGATTCCTGGGAGGAATTGCTGCCGCCCTTGGTTTCGGGCTGGGCATGGTCGCGTTTCATGGCGACTTCAATGGCTTCAAGTTTTGCCTTGTATTCGGCATCCTTGGTGGCAATTGCCGCTTCCAGTTTTGCGACCTTTTCCACCTGGAGGGGATCAGCGGCGCCCTTGGTTTCGATGGCTTTCAGGCGCTCATCGTTGGCCTTTTTGTATTCTGCAAAGGCGGTATTTACTTCGCCCAGCATTTTCTTGAGTTCATCAGACATGGTCTGTCCTTTGCCTTTTCAGGCCTTATGGGTTTTTGATTGTATCACGGAGCCCGCGCAACAATGCCGCAATTTCCTGGTCTTCGCTTTCGTCTGCATCCCGCAGACCCGCAAAGCCTTTGGCTAAGAGTGCCTTTGTTGCCCTTGCGGAGAGTCCTGCATCCCGCAGGAAGCCCTCCATTTCTCTGATGGTGGGCAATTCGCCCGAGAGTGTCAAACCTTTTGCTTGTTCAATAATAGCGCTTTGATTCATGGGAAACAGAACGATGGAAACCTCTTCCAAGGCAAGTTCCTTGAGGCGTCTGATTCCTGTATTCGGATCAGTGACGGCATCCTTGGTCTGGTATCCGATAGAGAGGCCGCGCTTTGTTCTACTCTTGGCGACCATGCGTGCCCGTTCTGCATCGGGGATTCCCTTGCCCGTCCACAATTGACCCTCACACTTCAATCCCTTCGGTCCCTCTTCCATGGCCAGCCAATCACCGATAGGCGAGGGGCCATGATTCCAAAACATATGAGGCATTGTGCCATTGGTCTTGTGTTCTGCCAAACTTTTTGTGAAACATCCGGGCATGCAAACATCCCCGCCTTGGTCCACGTTCCCGAAAGCCGCACCAAGTCCGGCAATGAAGCCCTCGCCTTGGTCGGCTTTCTTGGTCTGTAAGCCCTCAGCAACAAAATCAAAAGGCAAAATAAGGCGCGGCATGCTGCCCCCTTGGTGCCCTCAGATTGTGCCCGCCTGCCGCGAATGCAAGACCAAGGCGCGAAAAATAGGCCGCCCCTGGTCTTACCTGCCACCCCTGGCCCGGACTGCGGCCTCTGCCGCGTCCCAATCCTCGTCCTTCACGTCATAGGTCAGGATGCACCTGCAATTGATAACCTCTTCCGCAGGCCCGAGAGGATCACCCGGGAATCGCAAGCGCACCCCACCTACAATGAAGGCCCCGTCCAGGTCGACCGCCTGCCCGTCTGCCTCGGCGTGCGACTCTCGGACCCGCATATCCATCCCAGCCGTCCAGACCTTTTGAGTCTCGCCCTCTAGGCCTACTGCCTCGGCCTCAAGTTTCATAGTCTCGGCAGAAGTCTCTTGGACTGCCGAGTGCGTTTCTGTTCTGGCAATGGTCTTGGCCCGTGATACTGAGACATCATCCATACGCTCACGGATGCCTCGCCCTACAACATTTTCCCCAGGGAGTCCCCCCTCCAAGGCATCGGCAAACCATCGCTTGATTTTGGCCCTGTCGCTTCCCGTTATAGTCTTAGACTTTTCTAGTGCGTTGCGTTTGATCCAGTCTTGTATCATGTCCTCATATTCTGCCTCTGTCGCCTTGCGTTCCATTCCTGGGGAAAAGGACTTCCGCTTCCTCAAGGCGTCCCGCACTCTGCCAGACCCAACCCTTGCCGCGATCCTCCCCCACTTTTCGAGGAGGTTCCTTAGCGCGTTCTGGTGATGTTTTACTACGCTCTCTAGGCCGGGCCCTTTCGGGTGCGCTTCAACATTGCGCGAGAACGCGGCCCACTCTTTGGCAAGATCCTCCTGCATCCGGGCCGCTATTGCGTCCTGGATCTTGAGTAAGACTAGCCTCTCGGTGTGCCTTTGTTCCCGCGTTAGGTTTATCACGCCTTAGGGTCCTCTTCCTCTTCCTCTTCCTCTTCCTCTTCCTCAGCGGGCGGGACTTGAGGGGGAACCACTGCCGGGGGTTCCTCTTCCGGTTCCTCTTCCTCTGCCGGGCCTTCAAGTTTTGACAGGTCAAAAGTCGGGTCGATCTTGGCCACGACATCCCGGGCAAGTTCAACACTGAGGGACCCGGCTTTGAGTTTTTCCAAGACTGATAGGATCATATCCAGTTTATCCTTGGATATTGTCTCGGGCATATCGGGCTCACCCTCTTCCGTCCCGCCCTCTTCCTGGGAAGAAAGGGCGCCGGGTGCCGGGCCAACGGGAATGAGTGCGGGATTGATAAACAGCATATTTGCGTCCCGAGCATCGACCCGAGGAAGACCAACCGCCTCGCGTTTTTCGTTGGCCGTCATAAAGTCGGCCCCCGCTATTGTGGCCCAGCGTGCCTGTCTCTTTGCTGCAAGCGCTGGAATATCGTCCACGATTTTGCGCACCTCCATGCCCTTATAGAGCGGTGCGATATATGCGTTGAAGTCGTCAAGGATGAAGTCCAGCAGGGGCATAGCGAGGTCCTCATACAGTGCCTGCCGTGCCTCTTGGTAGTTGCTGTATGTCGAGTCCCCAGGGATGCCGAGCATCTGAGGCGCAATGTTAAATACAAGCGCAATTTCCCGGGCCGACATATTGCGCCCATTGATCCAATCCATTTCTAAGGCATTCAATTGCGTTGCCACAAACTTAAGGCCTTGCTCTGCCAACATAGGGCGGCCCGCATTCCGTGAGCCCTCGTACATGCTGGAGACTTCGCTCTTGAGTTTTTCGTACTGGGCCTCTGTTAGGCGCCCTTCGTATTGCAGGATTCCAGAGGGCCGGGCAGAGTTTTGCAGAAGGGACTGATTCCAGGCCCCCGCCAAATTATGTTGGTCCACGCAATTGGCCGCCGCCTCTATGGGGGATTGCCCGTACCAGTCATGCAGGGGGTTCCAATACTTGACATGCATAATAGGGCTTACCTGAGTCACAGGATCCACGTCCCAGGCCTTGGACTGCCCGCCTGCCTCATAGATATATTGGGCGACACCAAAGCGCCCCGGCTTTATCTTCATGCGGTCTGTTCTATGGACCCACAATTCTTTGATCTTGCCCCCAGTCACAAGCCCCTCTGTGTAACTGTTGCCAGTCAACGCCAAGAAAGAGACAAGATCTTGCATCCATGCGCCATAGCCCTGGGAAGGATTGGGACGCCTCAACAGTTCCGAAAGCTGGTTTTCCACCCGCTCACCTTTGACGAAAACCCCCACGGGAATGGAGGCCACAGTCTGGGCAGTGAGCGAAACACACCTATAAACAATTGCATTGGCTTGGTAGCCTTCCTTCGCAATCTGCCGGGGGTCCCGGCTTGGCGATACCACCCCGCCCCCGTTCATGAGGTAAATGAGGGGCTGGATTGTCGAGGCCTTCTGTTGAAGTCCGGCCCAGATACGTTGAAAAAGTCCCATGAGAATCCCCTTTTGTTTGCCTTGGTTTCTTGTTATAGGGCCCTGAGCCCGGGCTGTTTCTGTTCCTCTAAGTAATTGTATGCACCGCTAGACCCATCCACTTGGTCGTCATGCGCCCCATCGTCAAAGGCTACAAGCTCGCTGATATACTCGGCATTCCACGGACCGCGCAATAATGCGACCTTGCCATGTTCACACGCGGCGGACAAGGGGATTGCTCTGATGCCTTTCTCTTTTGTTACCCTGCGAACATCCACGGGAAACCCCGTCAGATATTCTACTAGAGAATCAATGTCTGATTTTCCTGCCTGCCCCGGGTCCTCTTCCAGGACTTGCATCACGGTCCCGCCGTCTTGGCTTGCCGTGGACTTTATTGCCTGCCGCATCCGGCCAGGCGTAAGCCGAAAGCGCGCCACGTCCTCCACGATATACTTGTACGGCCCGGATGCACACTCCAAAAACTTGACCCCCGCCGTCCAATCTGGGTCTGGGTTTTGTGCGTTGGGTTCTGTTGCTGCCCGGTCCCAATATCGTATGGCCTGCACAATCCCCGGGAGTTCATCCACAATGGGGAGCCATATCCGCTTGAAGTAGGAGCCCGCCTCCCGTCTGACTTTCCAATTGCCATCCCTAAGCCGGGCCCGCTCAACGTGCCCAAGTGCGTTCAAGTTTGCCCGATAGTTCGGATCCTTTCGCATGAGGATCCGGTTGTCCTCAAGTTTCGCCGGGATGAACGTAACGGACTTGCCCGGCATGTCCTCCCCAAAGCGTTCCCGATTGGCGGCCTGAGATTCCTGGGCAGAATTATGCCAAAGTATGGCATCACCATCCCGCAGCATCCACCGCAGGACCCCGGCCCTCTCGGGAATGGGGAAGCCTGTGTCTTGGTCAATCCACCATTCCAGAAACTTAGCGACCCAAGAGTCAGGGTCAGGGTTGCAAGATGCCCGGACGTATGGACGTACGCCAGAGGTTGAACGATTGCGCGACAATAGATAGAAAAACTGAGTCTGTGAAAAGTGTGTAAGTTCATCAAAGCATATCAAAGGAATCTGCGCCCCTTGCCAGTCATATATATTTTTCTCATATTGCAGGTGGGAAAAAGAAATTGTTGCACCAGAAGGAAACACCCAGGATAGCGACCCAATGCGGGGCTCCCCTCTGAGGGCCGGGAAAACCTGGAAGGAAGTATCCCAGATTGACCCCGCTTTTTTAGCGTCTGCCAGAGTCTTGCGAAAAATTGTAGCTGAATATCTGGGATTGTGGACATTGCGTATTGCTTCCATCAGAAGGGAGAAGGTTTTGCTCCCGCCTGCCGCGCCCCCAAGTATGGCGATATCTGCGCCGCAAGAAAGGAAACTTTCCTGTGGCCCCTTCTGTGGTTTTATTGGTGCTGGTTTCATCGTTTCACCTTACAGGCGTCCCAATCTCTTGAGGCTTCCCAAAGCGAGGGAACCCACGCCGTTGCAATATGACAATGCACACAATACACCCGCCAACGATGCCCTGAACCAAGCTGGGCCTTTCTTTTCTCGGCAAAAGCCTTGTGCCCGCAGATGCAAGCCTTAGGGGTCTCCAGGATCTTGGAGTCTTGGTATGGGCTCACGGTGCGGCCCTTTCCTGGGAGGAATCGCCAGCCTCGCCCGAGTCGGTAGAAGTGCGCCCGTTGTCCGGTAGATATATCTGCGCCCGGTCTTCCGCATTCAATCCACCCGGGGCGACGTCCACGGGCTTGCTGTATAAGTATGGCAATAGATCCTTGGCCGCAGCAATGCGCAAAGGCGTGGGCAGTAAATCCCGCGCAATTTCTTTACCTCCTGGTTCAACCATCCAGCCCGTTTCCGCATCAATAAGTCCCGCTTGGTCATAGTCCTCTTGAGTCATCAGACCAAGCCCCACCGCGTCCCCAACGGCGGCAAGGGCCAAGATCTTCACCGGATCCACTTCAATGGCCGAGAGAGTAGCACGGGCATCCTTGTTGAATGCCTGCCGCTCCCGAGTAAGCCGTACGAAAATCCGGCCCCGCCCTGCCTCTGCCTCCTGGATGGTAGGCTTTCTGCCCGGCCCGTCTGGTTTTTTGATCCTGGGGCCTGTGCTCTTTCCTGGGACCTTGTTTCTCTCGGGCGACTCTTCCGAAAACCTGGAAGATCTGGCGGCAATCTTTTTGTCCCGCCTAGAAACGGGCGCAGGCTTTGGCTTGGCCTTTGCTTTTGGCCCCCGCTTTCCTGGGAGCAAATACTTCTTTGGTGGCGTCATATTGCCGCCTTATTTTGTCGCTAAATATAAAGCCCAAACCATAACAATACCGCCGACATATTGAACAAGACAAAGCATGGTGCCGATGGCGGCCCCGATTTTTTGGCTTACCTCTTCCCGTTTCTCTTTTCTCTCTTCGGCAGTCGTCTGGGACTTATAGACCACCCGGAAGCAGTCCATGAGCAAAAGCCACGTCAAAAATATCGCACAAAATAAAAGCATAGCCGGATCCTTTTCTGGGCGGGGTTGGGCGCCCATGACTGCCAAGTATCCAAGCCCGGAAAAAAGACAATCCAGCCCGGAAAAAAATAGGCCTCGAAACATCCCGAAAAACACCCCGAAAACCTCTGGGAGGGGGGGTGGGGTGGGAGGGGGAGAGACCCCCAATCTTTTTTTTCTCTTTTTTCTCTTCAAGTTATATATTTGTCATATATTTGTTATACTTTTACTATTATCTACCATTTACTATAAGTCAAAAATTATCTATTGGAAAGAAAACATAATAAAAATATAGGCTTTTCATTCGATAAAAATCAAATATGAGTCAAAACCCCAAAAACCAAAAAAAGTATCACAAAACTCAAAAACCCTATAAAAACACAGGAAAAAAAAACACCCTCTTTTTCAGACCTACAAAAACCATCAAAGGGGTCTCTCCCACCATACCCACCCCCCTCCCCAAAGGTTTTTTCCTGTTTTCCGCGCTCTTTTTTCCTGTTATTTTGCAGCAACTCCAGCAAAATACCCCCGAAAACACCCCACCCCCTCAAGGCCTATTTATTTTCCATAAAAACCCCAGAAACCAAAAATCCTCGGGGGGATCACGTCAGATTGCCCCTATTTTTTGACCCATATTTTGCCGGGGGTACACCCTCCCCCCGAAAACCCCAAAAAACCACCCACCCCACCCCCAAAACGGGCGAAAATACCCTCCCCCTTTTTGGCCCCAAAACCTCCCAAAATACGCCTCGAAATCCAACCCAAAAACCAAACCAAAATCCCCGCCCAAAGCCCACCAATCCAAGCCCCAATCCAAGCGCCAAAATATCGCCAAGCCATCCAACCCGCCAACCCAAAACCCACCGAGGCCGCGCCTCTTCCCAGGAGGCGCCCGCCTTTCCCGTTTCGATAAAGCCTTATTGATAAGGATCCGCCCAGCCGGGCTCCCTTGCCTCGCCTTTCCCGCGTCCATACTCCTGGTAGGAGCCATACCATGCCGTCCACCATACCAGCACAAACACACCACAAGGCCAGGAGAGGAAGGCCGCAAAAGCCAATCCCCTGCGAAACATTGGCCGCCTACATTGCCGCCGCGTGCCTGACTGATGGATCGGACGGCGGGATCTATACGAGGGCGGCCCTCGTTCTCCAGGCCGTCAAAGCGCCGCGCCCATATAGCCATCGGCATCTAGTCTTTGCCCTCCTGGCGATTCATCGGGCATGGAGTCCAGAAAGCAAAGCGACATCCCTTTGGAGTTCTCGGGGGTGCGTTTTTTGCGGTGGAAGGGGTAGCAGTGTGGGAGACTCTGGCAGTTCCCATATCCAAAACCACCTCACGGAACTGCGCGGGCACATAAACGTCCGCGAATTGTAACGCAAACACCAAACCAAAAACCCAATCAAACAGGAGCCCACACCATGGCCCAGAATATCCACGCCTTCATCACTGCCGGGAAGCGTACCACCGGAACCCTGCACGAAAGGGCGGCCCAGATCTTGGACTTGCTCCAAGTCTCGGACCCGCTTTGCCCGTACAAACACAATGCCCAGCAAGTGGAATGGGCCCTTGTGGCGGCCTATCGTTCCATGCACCCCGAGTGCCAAGCCGTCTCCCTTTGGGTTCCACAGCATAAACACACCAAGGTCCGGCGTGTCTGTATTTTGTGCGCCCGAAAATCAGACAATATACCGACAAAGGCAGGCGCCAAGTCCGAGCAAGAGGACAAGGCAGAGCATGTCCAGGCCTTCCGGGAGTTCTACGACACAAGGAAGCCCACCATCAACCAAGATAAGACCATAAAGGAAGTGGAAGAGGCCCGAGGCCACGGCAAGGCAAGGCCGTTGGGGTTTCCACCAATCAAAAACAAGCCCGAGGACTATTGCCCGGCATCAATTGCCGAGTTTATTAAGGCCGTGAAACTGTTCCCCGTGGATCCACCAAAGGAAAAGCAATATCGCCACAAACTCACCCTGGAGGAAAGAGCATATAAAGCCCTCCGGTATTTATTCCCGCAGCAAGACCACCGATCCTTCACCCCCGCACAAATAGAGAGGGCCCTAGTTGCAGTCCATCGGGCAGACCACCCAGAAAGCGGCGCCGTCTCTCTTTGGATCTACGAAAGAAAAACAGGGACAAAGAAAATACGGCACTGCATCCTTTGCGATCGTTCATCCCAGGAATACGCCACCCCAACCTTTTACGCCAAGTATCCCGAACATCCCACCAGCACCCAGGCCGAGAGGGAGGACAAGGCCAAACACCTGCTTGACTTTGCCGACTTTGTGACCTGGAAATGTTTGCCGCAAGCAATAAAGCCGCACCAAAAATAAAACCCAGCAAAATACCAAGCAAAAAATAAAATAAGCGCCAAAATACTTGTTTGACACACCGCTATTGTGGCGCCGGGAATATTCTTTGACTCTACCGAATACCTCCTACTCTTTGACCCATCAGACAAGAGAACGCGAAAAAACCGAAGTCTGATAGAAACGAGACGACCATGAACATACAAACCCAAGAACAAAAAGTTTTCGCGCACGACCCAAGAAACGGGTTACGTCTGCGAGAAGCGTCCGCAGTCGAAAAAAAAACTTGGGAGGCCCAGCCTGTTCGCCACCAATCTTTCAGAAAAGCGATTGTCGTGCATGGGTTTCTCATAGACCAAGAGTCAATCGATCTCAATGGTATTTTGTGCCATGGCGTCTCTGACTAGCCGAGCAAAAAACACCCGACCCCAGGAGGAACCTGGGGAAAAGAGAGAACAAAAATGGAAATCACCGCCGAAAATATCCACAAGGCCGCCTCCCTGCATGAAGAAGCAGGCCGCAAGGCGGCAGGGATCACAGCATGAGCACCTCCGACACCATCAGAGACAAGACAATCGCCAGCATCGAAGAATCCGCCCGCTTGGGCAAGACTGTCCATATTGAAGAGGCCCCGGGATATTTTGACATCCAGAAGGCAATCCTTCGCATCCTTCGCATCCGTTGCGCCCACCATACCAAGACCAAGGCCGGGCTGGAGTATCTTGGCCATACCTCGGACGGCAGGCCTTGGGGCGTCATTCTTGCGGTCAGAGCGAAAGAGGCCCGGCAATGATCGTCCCAGCCCGCCTCTTGCGCCTCCTGGGCCTGCGCCCGAGGACATATATCTATCAGGCGCCGCCAGCCCGTCCAGCCAAGCCCGCCGACCCGCAAACCCTCCAGGCGCTTTCCCGCGCCTGCAAGGTCCAGGCCTACTATGACAGGCACAATCACCCAGCAGGATGGACCAGGTAATGCAAGGCCGTTCCCTAGACCTTACCCCGTACCTTGCTTTGATCGCCCAGGAGCTTCCCCGGGGGTGCGTTACCTACATCAAAAACGAATACTCTGGGAGATATGAACGGGGGTATGACCCGAAAGCCCGCAGACCCCTGGCAGATCTCTGCCGTTATCTGCTCAAAGCAAAAGGCGTCCAGTCTATTAGAATACATTGCCCGGACCCGGATCTGCAAGCCACGGTCTCTATTTTCCCGGCAGAGGGGTGGCCTGTTTATTCCTTCCCCGTCCAAGACTTCATGAATGCCGAGGCCCTTATTTTGCGCGAGAAATCAAAACCAGCCCAAGCCTAACCAGCCAATCCAACCCCATCCCAGGAAAGGGAACCCCATGGCCCGCCAAGCAAAATCCGCCCTGCCGGACGCACCAACCCCCATGCTTGCATCCGTTATCTCAGACGCCAGCAAAGACACCCCGCCTAGCGCCTGGGAGGGCTGGGGCTTCCAACACAAAATAGACGGGGTGCGGGCCCTGTTCTCGCCCAGGACGGGACAATTCACCTCCAGGGGGCGCGCCCTCTTGAGTGTCGAGGGGATGCCTTTTGAACGCATTGCCGGGCATATTCCGCTACAGTTACGGAATATAAACATCATACTTGACGGGGAGTTCTACGTGCACGGCAAGCCATTTGAAGAGGTTGTATCTATAGTAAAAAATAAAGCGCACCCCATGCGCTCTTCACTGCAATATATCGTTTTTGACTGCATTCTGCCGGGAAATCCATCGGCGCAATTTTGGGAGAGATATGAAAGCGCCGAGCATTTTTGCGCCAAGCTATCACACCTGGGCGTCTCTACTTTGCTTTGGAAACACCTCACGCACCCGGCCCGATTCCATTGTGAGGCGGCATGTTCCGATGGATACGAGGGGATCATGCTCCGGGACTTGGGTGCCCCCTATGCTCCCGGGAAGCGGTCCCCGGGATTGATGAAGTTCAAGTTATTCGCGGACGCGGAGTTCCGCATCACTGGCGCCCAGGAAGGCGAGGGTAAAAACAAAGGGACCCTTGTATTCACCCTTCAAACCAAAACAGGCGAAACTTTCACCGCTACCAGCCCGGGCACCTACGAAACGAAACGGGCAGACTTTCTCTTGTTTGAGCAAGCAAAGAAAACTGGCACGCTCACTCTTCCTTGGCGTTGGGCCAAGGTTCGCTACCAAGGCATTTCCTCCTACAAGATTCCCCGCTTCCCCGTGATCCTGGCCCTGTTTGAGAATCACCCATCCCTTGACTAGCCACAATCACACGAACGGAAAAGGAAGCGCCGATGCATAGCAAGTGCCTTGACGAAAGCCTGAAAAACTTAGCCAGAGCGTCCAGAGACTTTGCAGAGCTTCGATTGGTGTATAAGGACCCTGAGATGCTCTGCGCCGATATTCGGGCCGCGCTCGCAAAAATTGACGAAAAACAAGAGCAAATCGACCGTCTCACGGGCCGCGTCAATGAAATCCGTAATAGCCGTGATGAGTTGCTGGTAGGTGTGCAAGCCGTAATGAAAAAGTTTGATTTTACCATGCGATCAGTCTAAGACAATCATCCACCCAGGCCAAAGGAGCCAACCCGTGCCGTACCTCCGTGATCAGATCCGCAATGCCGCCGTCCAGGCGATTGCAGACCGTAAGACCCTCCCACAGATTCTTGCCGCCCTGCCGAAAGAGGCAGGCAAAACTATCACAAGGGAGACCCTCATTGCAACAATTGCGGCCCTTGTGGTTCGCATGAATCGCCGAGGCATCACCATCCATGCCACCACCGCGAAAGAGTTCCCCGCTCCCGGCCCAGAGGCAGCGCCCTACGCCCCGAAAGGCCTGGACTTGGACGCGCTCAAGAAACCCCGCAAGACCCGGTCGGACAAAGGCACCAAGCGAGGCAAGCAAGCGCGACACACCCCAACGCCAGCCCGTAAGGCGCCGAAGGCAGCCGAGACCCAGCCCACCAAGCGACAGGAAAAATCCGCGCCAAAATTGTCTGAGCCCATTGCCCGCGTGACAAAGCCCAAGACCCAAAAGCCGAAACCAAGCCCCGCCCTGGAAGAAATCATCCCAGACGCGGACTAGACTGCCAGCCCGTCCCAGCCGGCAGGCGCGGCCCATTCCCGAGGACTCAGCCTAAGCAGGCAGACCTCCACACCCTGCGCCTCTACGTCCTGCCGCTGGCTTTATTTTCAACCCAACCCAACCCAACCCAAAAGGCACCCCCATGCCGACCCAAGACCCAAACCCCGCAATCTCAGACGCGGAAACACTGGCAGAGGACTGCCGCCTGGCCCGAGAAAAGGCCAAGGGGTTCTGTATCTGGGCCAAGATCCCACCTCCAGCCCATTCCGTTTTGGCCGGCAAGTATCGCATGGGGTGCAATCCTTCCATCATCGTCCCGGCTGGCTTTGAGTGTCTCGGGCAATACTGCCCAAACTGCCGCAGACCAATAAAGTTCCACGAGGTCCAGGCCTTCCAATCGCCTCCAGGAATCGAAACCAAGAGCGCCCCAACCGCAAGCCCCGAACAATCGGGCTAACCAATGGCCCTTTCTTTTCGCTTCCAGAGGCGCCCGCTTAGGGCGCACCAGCGGGACGCCATAGCCAGATTCAAGGCCGCCCCCTCGGCTTTCTTCGCCATGGATATGAGACTAGGAAAGACTCTCTCTTGTATTCGATGGATCCAAGAGAACCCAAAGGCAAGGCAAGGCCGGATTGTTATAGTCGCCCCCAAGACTGTTCTGATTCCCTGGGAAGAGGAATTGAAGGCCGAAAGGATCCACTTCATCACCTTGAGGGGATCAGCATCCTCAAAAATTGCGGGGCTTTTATTTTCCGGGCCCGGTTCATTCGTTCTAGTAAATTATGAGGCTTTTCTTTCATTGGATTTTGTGCGAACACTTGAGAAAACCCAGCCTTCCTGCCTGGTCTTGGATGAATCGACCCGCATCAAAGGACACAAGTCCAAGACAACCCAAAACCTCTTGAGAATCTGCGACCTCATACCATTCAAGGCCTGCTTGTCCGGGCTGCCCTCCCCCCAAAGCCTTGAGGATCTATGGCCCCAAATGGCTTTTTTGAATGACGGCTGCTGGATGGGATGCTCCGGGTTTTATCGTTGGAGGGCCCGGCATACCGTGCCAGACCTACTTTCACACGGGCAGCACGGGCGAGAGTTCCCGCCAGCCGAGGCCGCCAAGGTTCGGGAGGCATTCCAAGCCCAGGCCTTTTGTCTTACCAGAAAGCAAGCAGAAGAGGAATACGGCCTAGCAATGCCTGAAAAAATATACGGAACCCGCTGGGGGTACCTGTCAAAGCCCGAGCAAAAGGCGTACAATTATATAATCAAAAATATGGAGCTGCCGCCCGGGCCTTTCCAAAATCTTTCCAGGCGTTTTCGGGAATACCAAGAGAACGAAACCCCGGACCCACTACAGCAGGCATCCGAGGCAGACCATCAGATCGTGATCCTCTCTTGGCTTAGGATGCTCCCCGGGTTTCTGCCAACCTCCTGGAAGTATGCGGAATTGATAGCAATCATTCGGGACCTCGGGGCAGATAAAGGCCGGGAAAAATTGGTTGTATGGTTTGCCTTTACTCAGGAAATGAAACAGGCACAGAAAATACTTGGTGAATCCGGGATTGATTGCCGCCTACTCCTGGGAGAAACAAAGGACCAAGAGAGGCGCCAGATCTTGCGAGACTTCAACGGAGGACTAGGCATCCTCCTAGTACAACAAAACCTCGGCAAGTTTGGCTTGAACCTCTCCACCGCTTCCACTGCCGTTTATTTTTCCAACAGTTACAACCTGGAGGAAAGAGCACAAAGCGAGGACAGGATCTTCCTCCCAGGAAAGCGCAACCTCTTGATCATCGACCTACTCACGAAAGGCACCATAGATGAAGAAATCCGCGATATTCTCACGACCAAGCGCGCCGTCTCTGCCCGAACACTTGCGCGGCAAGCGCTGGGCAAGCATTGATCCGGGAATCTCTGGGACGGGGGTAGCGATCTGGAAAGGGGCCATTCTTGAAGATTCCTACTCCATCACGCCCCACGGGTATGATTGGAACGCCAAGGCCCAAGATCTTGTCTTTCGTTTTGGTGATGAAAATAACCTCCCCGGCTTTTCTGCCCTCTATTATGAAATGCCGTTTATTGACTCAGAGGGCGGGGCCCGTTCCGCAATTTCTGCCAAGACTCAGGACGTTGTAAAACTTTGCATAGCGGCAGGAATGATAGTCGGCGCCTTTGTTTCTTGGTGCCCAAATGGCCTCATTTTCCCCATCCCCGTTATAGATTGGAAGGGCACGATTCCTAAGAAAATCCACCAAGCCCGACTAGAAAAACGCTTTGCTTTGCTTGGCATCACCCCCACCACCAAGACCACCCATGAGCGGGACGCCCTTGGCATCGGTCTGCATGTTATCTATGGAAAGGGCTAACCCATGCCCCGCTTTACTTTCGCGCCAAAAACCCTCGCACCAGACGCCCCCGGGCATCCAGACAACCCGGTAGGCTTTCCCGCCTGCCCTACTGCCCCACGGTCAATAAAGGCCGCACTCCAGGCCTCCAAGCCGGGGGAAGTAAAACACTTTGAGCGCATCGACCCCAGACGGGACGGCATCCGGCAGTCAGACCTTGCCCAGTTCCTTCAATGCAGGCAAAAGGCCCGGCTTTGCCAGTGGTTCAATCTCCAACCCATTGGGGCGAAAAAACATTACTTTGTCCACGGCAATGCCTATCATGACTGCCTGGAAAAAATCTACCGGGGCATGCGGGCCGGGAAAATCAAAACACAAGCGGACGTGTCAAAGGCACTAGTCCAAATTGAGACAGACATGCTTGCCAGCCTGCCGAAGGATGCACAAAGCCGGGAAATGCTGGAGGACGTATTGTGGAAATTGCGTCCAGTTTTCCAAGGATATTTTGCCCACTACAAAAAAGACTTTTCTATTCCTTGGGTTACTGTGGAAGGGCGCTTCCTCGTAGATCTGGCGCCCGGTATCAAAATCACCGGGACCATGGACGGAGGCTTCCTCGGGAATGCTGGGGCCTTTTCTGTCTTTGAAAATAAGTTTCGGGGCAGGATTGACGCGGAAAACATCACGGACGTTCTGGCCCTGGATCTTCAATTGTCCTTTTATACTCAGGCCGCCCAGGCCTATGGCTACAAGATCGGTCCCAGAGTGTTTAACATCGTTAAAAAACCGCAGCAACGCCAAGGCAAGAAAGAAAAGAAAAGCGAGTATTCCGCCCGCATCCTGGGGGAAATCATGGACAAGCCAAAAGACTACTACTTCCGGGAATCCTCGCCCATTTCTCCCCAGGAAATTGCCGCGCAAAAGGTCCGGCTTGTCGGGCTTTGTTCGGCATATCTGGCGTGGTTCGATGGACTCAAAGGCGATAGCCAAGACCCGGCAGTGCTGGACATCCTGGCCAACCCTGGGCAGTGTGAGGGCAAGTATGGGGTCTGCGAATACCTCGGCTTGTGCGCCCAAGGTAATTGCGGCATGTATGTTGAAACGGACCCACAAGCCCGCAAGGTGCAGTCTTACGAGGACTTACCTCGGCCCGGAAAATCCGCTAAGACGAAACATTGACGCCCGGCCCGCTTTGATATTGTCGATTCCCCGCCCACCCAACCCGAAAGTATAACATGGCAACCATCACCCCACCCAAGACTTTTTCCCTGCCGTCAGAGAAAAACGTCCCAAGCGATTCCCTGTCCGACTACTCAATTTTGCTTTACGGAGCCAAGAAAATAGGCAAGACCTCTTTTGCCTCTCAGTTCCCTAACGCTCTTTTTTTATCGACTGAGCCCGGCACAAAGGCCCTCTCTGTTTATTCCGTCAATGTCGGAGACTGGGCCGATTTTCTTGGGTATATCAAAGCCCTTGAGACTGGCAAGCAAAAATATGGCACCGTCATAGTTGACACGGTGGACCTTGCCTATGAGGCGTGTTTCCAGTCTGTTTGCCGCAAGGAAGGCATCACCCATCCACAAGACCTTGCCTATGGTAAGGGGTGGAATATGGTACTAACCACCTTTCGCAATGCCATCATGAGGCTTTTTCACCTGCCCGGAAATCCTGGTGTTGTGTTCATCAGTCACGATACCGAAAAAGAGTTCGAGGACCGAGAGGGCCGGAAGTTTGACAGGATCCAGCCCACCATGCCGAAGCAGGCCTTGGGAGTAGTGGAGGCCCTTGTCGATCTGATAATCTCATATCAATATGACGGGCGGAAACGTATCGCCAAGATCCTGGGGGATGAAACAATTGTAGCAGGATGCCGACTCCAAGAGGATGGCCTCCGGTTCATGGCAAAGGACGGCGCCCCTGTTGAATCCATCCCCATGGGTTCCTCTTCCCAGGAAGCCTTCCAAAACTTTATCCAAGCATTCAACAATAAGCAAGAAACGGCAACGGGCGAAGAGGAAAAACCCACGCCGAAAAAGCAAACCAAAACCTTGCCGACTACTACAGGCAAAAAAATCCGTTTTGGCTAGGCATTCCGTCTAGCCTGAATCATGGCGCCGGGTTTCAACCCAGGCCCGGCACTTTCACCGCCTACCAATAAGGAGGCACCCCATGGGCTTAGGTATCAAAATCCCCCGCAACGCGTTAGCACAAGGCCGAGAGGCCTTTGCCGCCAACCCCTCACACGGCGAGAGTGTTTCACTTGAGCCGGGCGAATACTTCGGATTGATTGCCAAACTGAAGGCAGTCGATACCAAGAAAGGCCCGCAATTGGTGGCCGACATCACGGTGGGCGAGAACGAAAACAGTCCCGAGGCCAAGGGCGGGTCTGTTTCGCTTTGGTTCTGTTTTGAACCTGAGCGCATTATTTACCTTTTCCGCTTCCTCAAGTCCCTTGGCTACGGGGACCGCCTGGAAGATCTGGACGAGGACTCTCTTTCAGAAATTGCCAAAGAAATCCCCGGCAAAAATCTGGTGGTGAAGTTCCGCGCCACTGAATCAGAAGGCGGGCATATAAATATCCGCCTCAAAAAAGTAATGGACGAAATGACACCTGACGAAATCGGCCTAGAAGAAAACGCCACCAAGCCCACCAAGGGAAAAGGCAAGCCCACCCCTGGGAAGAAAGCGCCCAAGGAAGAGGAGCCGGAACCCGAGGCCGAGGTCGGCGGCCTTGGGCATGTCCGGGTGGTTGGGGCCGAAGTGCTTGAGGATGACCAGCGGTTCGTACTGGCTCTCGCAGGTGATGGTCACGCCGGCCTTGGCGGCGGGTTCGCTGACGAAGAAATCATCGTAAAGGTCGGCTTGGTCTGCAAGACCAAAATCAAAGGCAAATTGCAAGAAATCAAAGTACTGAAATTATTGCCGGAAGAAGATAAGGTAATCGCCCAGGTATTGGCGACAGAAGAACAATTCAAGATCAAACGCGAAAACCTGGAATGATGGAATAAAAGGCGGGCCCAATACCTGTGCCCGCTATTTTCCTGCCGATAATAAAGGACTACCAATGTCGCCCCGCTTTGTCTTTCGTAGCGCCACCAAACACCAGCCCCAAGGCGCTACGGATGAAAGCGGGTTTTCTGTTTTCTCTTGGGAAAGAATCCACACCATTGCCATTGATACAGAAACCACAGGCCTTGACCCATGGGGCACTCTTGGGGTAGATCGCAAGTTTGCCCCCTGCCGCCCTTTCTTTATCGCAATTTGCGACACTGAAGGCAATACAGCGTCATTCCGCTTTCCAGTCAATAAAAAGACTCGAGAAGTCATATTCCCGGCCAGACCATCGGGAAACCTCCGGGCCCTCTTGGATTGCATCGAAAGCCCGAACATCACCAAGGTTCTCGCCAATTTCAAGTTTGATGCCTGTATGCTCAAAAAAGCCTTCGGCGTTACGTTCCGGGGCAGGATTGTGGACGTACTATTGACGCAATATCTAACGGACCCAACCGCCTACAATATCGACCTCAAAAGCCTTTGCGCCAAGTTCCTCAAAATCTCAACAGAGGACGAGGACGCACTCCATGCCGCTACCCTGGAAGGGAGGCGAGAGGCCAAGGCAAAAGGCTGGGCCTTTGCCGAAGAGGTAAAGGCAGACTACCACCTTGCCGCCCCTGCCATACTGGAAAAATACGGGCGCCTAGACGCCTTCCGCACTATGGCCTTGCACCAAGCCCAACAGGAAGCCTTGAACAATAAAGAGAACGCGGACACACTGTTCGCCCCAGGGATCGGGGAATTGATAGAGCGCGAGCATGCCGTGATGATGGAATTGATGCGAATGGAAGAGACTGGCGTCCGTATCGACACGGGAACCCTTGCGGACCTCTCCGACTTATACAGGGGCATCGTTGAAGAGAACGCCAAAACAATAGCTAAGGAAGCCAAAACAAAAGATTTTAACGTCAACAGTGCCCCTCAAAAGCAAGTGGAGTTTTTTGGGAATCGAAAACTCACCCCGCTTGCCTACTCTTCCAAAGGGCGGGGTCGTTCCTTGGTTTATTCCCAGTGCCGCTGGTGTAAGGGTCGAGGGTGCCGGATCTGCCAAGAGACTGGGCGCTCCCCGAAGTGTGACGCGGACTTTCTGGACCATGTTGGGGTGGATCGGACGGGCGGGGGCTTCAAGCCGAAGGACCGCCTAGCCTTTGCAATGCTGCACCACTCTGCCGCAGATACCATGCTTGGGTTTTGCGAACAATACGGAGAGAAAGCGTGCGAAGAAAAAGCGTCAGGGATTCCCTATCCCGTCAAGATCCTGCATCCAAACTACAACCAAACCACAGTAAAGACAACCCGCCTTTCTTCATCCAATCCCAACCTCCAAAACGTAGCGTCAGACGACTCAGGAAAAAAGAAAACGGCAATCCCTTACAGGGTCCGGGAATTATTTACTCCCCGCCCAGGAAAAGCCTTCCTTGCCCCAGACTATTCCCAAATCGAAGTTTGGGTCCTCGCCCTCCTGGCAGGGGACAAGGCCTTCCTGAATCAATTGGCAAAGGGCGGGGACGCCCACCAAATAGTCGCTGACATGATCTGGCCTGGAGCATACAACCGGGCAACGGTCAAGAAAGCAAAGGCGAAAGAGAAAGCGGGCAAGCCTTTGACAGAGGAAGAAAAGGCAGAGAAAAAGAAAGCCGCCCGGGTTCGCAAAATCGTCAAGACAATCAATTTCGGCATCATGTACGGGAGCGGGGACGATAAAACGGGCGAGGCAATAGGGGTGAGCACCGAGGAAGCCCGCAAGATGAAAGCCGAGTATTTTGCAACATTCCCCGCCGTCCAGGCATTCATGGAACGAATCCAGAAGGAAGCCAAGCGCCTGGGGTACGTTGACTCCCCCTATGGGGTCCGGTATCGGGCAGAACGCGGGGCGGAGTATCGTCTAACAAACTACATAATCCAAGGGACTGCCGCCCAGATCCTCAAGTCCGGGATGGTAAAACTCGGGGAATTGTTCCGCAAAAAATACCAAGGCCGGTCGGAAATGCTCCTACAGATCCACGATGAATTATTGATCGAATGCGACAAGGCCTTGGCCGAGTCGTTAGAGTTTCGCAAGGAAGTGGAGGGGTGCCTTGCCACAGATTGGAAGCGTCTGGGATGCCCGATACCGTTCCCCATCGGCATGAAGTTCACAGAAAGCGCCTGGGGCTTTGCAAAGGACGTGGCCTAACATGAGAGACAAAACCGTCAAACTTTATACCGCCTTGGGTTTCGACATTGCCGAAAACAACGGCGGGGAGTTGCGGGCAACCTGCTTGGTATGCGGGAAGCCAAAGTTTTACCTTTCGGACGATGGCGCCTTTGACTGCAAAGGATGCAGCATCCGGGGGAATGATCGCACGATTGCAAAAATACTGCATGACAAGATCTATGCCAAAGCACTAGGGCCAAAACAAAAGGCCGCCCTCTCAGAGTGGCGCGGCATGCCAGAGGACTGTTTCGATTCCAAGTCGCTGGGGTGGGATCCAATCTTCAAGGAATGGACCGCCCTTTCTCCGTTGTCCCCAGGATTGAAGGCCTGGGGCTTGAAGCGTACAAAGGAAATCAAAGGCAAGCGCCGATTCCTCGCCCTTCCTGGCGGGGAAATGGGGCTTTTCGGGGCAGATCTGATCCAGCCGGGCGGCAAGGAAACGGTCTATATTTGTGAAGGCGAATGGGACTCCCTTTCCTTTTCTTGGCTGCTTAAGGCAAACAATGCCCGGGCCTATGTTGTAGGCGTCCCCGGTAGTACAACCTTCAAGGATGAATGGGTCGAATGGATGCGGGGGCGTAAGATCTGCGCCCTCTTGGACAATGACAGGGGCGGCTTGGCAGGAAATGGGGTTTTGAGGAAGCGCCTTGGGAATGTTGCCGCGTCCATTCAATATCTCCATTGGCCCGCCGACTTAGACGGCAAGTGGGACGTTGACAAACTTATACAAGAGGAAATCCCAGAACGCGACCCCGCCGAAATCCTGGAAGGAATAAAGAGAAATCTCAAGGCAACGATCCAGGGAAGCACCGAGGACAAAGGAAAGAAAACCACCCAGGAGCAAGCCCAAGAGGCAACGGGCCCCGAAGCAATCGACCCCAGCACCGTCCCTCAAATATCCTACAAGGAATTGCACGCCTGTTTTGGCAAGTGGTATCACCTGCCTCAGGCCTTGCGGGACGGCTTGGACATAGAGATTGCCTGTCTCTTTGCCGCCAAAATGAACCTGAGGCCCGCCCCTTGGGTCTATCTGGTGGGCCCGTCCTCGACCGGAAAATCCATGCTAGTGGAAAGCCTGGACGCCTTGGAAGAGGCCGTTTTTCTTTCCGAAGTCCGAGGGACAACCTTGGTTTCCGGGTTCTCCGTCCAGGGAGGCGGGGATCCTTCAATGCTGGCCCGGTTCAACGATTTTGGGAGTGGTGCGTCAAAGTCTGTTCTACTTGTGGGCGACATGTCAGTCACCATGTCTCAGGGTTCGGAGGAAGTCCAACGGGTCCAAAGTCTTTTGCGTGATATATCAAATGGGCGCATGTATGCCGCCTATGGTAACGGAGTGATTAGAGACTATAAAAAGTTGCACGTGGCAATCCTGGCAGGTGTGACCATGGAAGTTTGGCGCATCGACACCCCGGAAATGGGGGAACGCTTTGTTAAGTGTATCGTTTGCCGATCCTCAGGCCGGGAAAAGGACGATCGTCTAGCGTCAGAAAAAGCCGTCAGGAATACCCCATTCAGAAAAGAAATGGAGAGGGAAACAAAAGAGGCAGTCATCGGCGCAATGAAGCGCCCGATTCCCGAGGTTATACCCTACCCCGCTCCTGAAAATATGGGGCCTTTTATTGATCTCGGTATATTTTGCGAAAGGATAAGGGGTTCGTCAAAAGTCGATAAGTTCACAAACGTACAAGAGACAAACACAAACCACGCAGGCGGGACTCGCTTTGCCACTACTCTTGCAGTCATAGCAACAGGGGCCGCCGTTCACCTGGAATGCTCGCCCACTGATGAAAGGGTTCTCCGATTGGTTCGCAAGATCACCCGGGACACCCCAAACCATTACCGAATGATTTTGGTCAAGGCTTTGTATGACATGTACCAAAAAAAGCCTTTCATGGTTCGAGAGGTTATCCCTTCAATTTATCGGGACATGACCACGGAGACCGCAGAAATGGAGACTGCCGCCCTTTTCCGCATGGGGGTGATTCACAAGACCAAAACACTTTGCCCGGACGGGGTGGAGCGCATCGCCTGGGAACTAGACAAAGGCATCCATGCACTCATCAAAAAACTCAGGCTTTTCGAGGACCTAGACCAATCTGACCCCTTTTCCATATCCTTCATCCCCAAACAGATGACCATCACAAGGAAGAAACAATGAGCGCCAAAGTAGAGGCCCGGCTTTCCGCCCTCCGACAATACATAGAGGCGAGGCAGGCCGCCTATATCCTCCACCGTCAAGGGATCGTGGAATCACCGGACTATATTTTGAGGGCCTACCGATTCCCCAACGTCATACGAAACCAAGACAAGACAACCCAATGGATACAAGAAACCTGGGCCCGCCCGTACTATAAACACCCCCGGCTTTGGTTCGCTTTGATTCTGGCCCGAGTGTTCAACTTACCCCGTACCCTTTCCCTGCTGGGGTTTCCTGGGCAGGGGGACCCAAAGGAATGGCGCGATCATGCCTTGCAGGTTTTGGCGTTCATCCGAGAAAGCGGGACGCCTGTCTTTTCTTCCGCCTACCCCATCACCCCACACGGGCACAAAGGCGACAAGGCCCGCATCATCGTCCATGATTCCTTGTACCCGGCCCTAGTTTATTTTTCCCAGGAAAGGACCTGGGAAACCCCTAGAGCCCTGGAAGAGATATGGGGCATTCTCATGCTGCACCTAGGCCTCGGCCCTGTGGTCTGTTCTGAAATTGCGGCAGATTTTTCATGCACAAAATACCACCGCCAAGGCACGGACTTGTGCCTGTGGGGCTTTGTTTCCCCGCCCGCAATAGACGCCCTGTGCCATATTTATGGGCGCCAAAAAATCGACCAAGCCGAGGCCCGGGAAATGGTCCGGGAGGTTCGCAAGGTCTGGCCCGAAAAAATCCCGTGCCCTTTCTTTGTGGATCTTGAGCACACCCTTGTCGGGTTTTCCCGTTATCTCTCGGCAAAAAACGGGAGCCCCATATCCAAGAAAATACCGAAAATCCAAAGCCCTGGGGCTGGCCCTGACGGGCTTCCCTGGGCGAAAGGTGCAAAGCCATGAGCCCGCCGCGTTTTGTGTTCAAGAAAGCCCCGGCCAAGGCCCCCAAGTCCGTGGATCTGGAGGCGCTTATCCCTGCTTTTATATCTGCCACAAAAACACCGGGAGGAATCACGGCCCGAGAGTTTGCAAGAAAGCACCGGGTGGAGGTTTTGGACGCATTGATGGTGGCCAAAGCCTGCGCCTTTGGATATGGCGTCCGATCCAAATGGAAAGCCCGGCCCGATGGCGGGCAGGAATCCTTGTACTGCTTACCCACAGAGAAAGAAAGAGGCGTCCCATGCTCGGCATCGTTCTGACCAAGGATCGTGTGTTTCATCATACTATCGAAGTTCCCGCCGTGCATCGGGAGCAATTTGCCGAGAGTCGAGGGATGGACTGCCAAACCTTTTGCGGGCTTGTTTTCCTTCAGCCTGCCGCATCGGAGAAATTGACCGAGAGAGAGGCCCTGCAAATCTTGGCCGGTATGGTCTTGGCGGCTTGGGGTGAGTAGCGCCAAAGACAGAGGCGGGGCCCTGTTGTTCACAGGACAACGCAAAAGCCGAAAGGCCCGAGAATGCCCGGACTGTGGGCGCCCGATATGCCGGGGGGAATACTATTGGTCTAGGGTGGAGTTACTTATTGATCCAGACGGGGCCCGGTCTGTTCTGGTCTCTCTATCGTGCTGCCGGGAAGTCTGATTGCCCAGACCACTTGCCCGGCCCGCTCAAAGCCTCGGACCTTCCCGGCCCGTTCTAGGCCCGCCAAGGAAAAGCCCACCTCGTGAGTCTCAAGACCTACTGCCGCCCCTACCTCGCAAGTCCTGGGCGCCCATTCAACGCCACACGCCCGCAGGAGCCCCAAGATCTGGGCCCTGACTGCCTCTTCCTGGGGGGAAATGGGATCAGAGAGGGCCGCAGGCATCACGCCCGGCCTCGGGCCCTTTGGACTGCCTGCCACGCCCCTGCCGCAATCTGGGCGCCTTTGGCCTCTAGTTTGGCCTCGGCAACCCCAAGGCCTGACTCTAAGGCATCGCCAAGCCGGGCAGTGGCAGCAAGGGCGCGCCTCTGGCGCACAATGAGGGCCACGACAACACCAGCCAAGGCGAATCCTCCCAGGATAGGCCCAGCAATGCGTAGCCACGGCAAGGCCTCACCAAAGGCGAGCAAGGCCACGCAAAACACCAGCAAGGCCCCAGCGATAGGCAAGGCGATACGGCCCAGCCCAAACCAAGCGCCAAGGGCCCCGGCAGCAAAAGCCAACGGGATACCAAGGGCCGCAATCAGTCGGGTCCAATACTGCCAAGAGGCTAGGGCCTTTTCCTCTGCCTGCTTTTTGCTTTGGTCGAGTTCGGCCCGGGCCTTGGCAAGCGCCCCTTCTGCGTCTGCCACCCGTTGCCGGGCATCGTCTAGGGGATCGGAGGCCCCGGCCTGGGCGCCGTTGCCCGGAGGCTTGGGAGCGCCTGGGAGTTCTGTCCCAGGAAGGCCCGGCCCCTGGGAAGGAAGAGAGGGCCGAAAGGATCCGAAGCACCCACAGAGGAAACCCAAGACCACAAGGGCGAGGCCCGCCAGAAAGGCGAGGGCTAAGGCTTGGATCCAGTCTTGGCTATGGGGGTCGTGGGGATCCATGGGCTAGCCCTTTCGATGCTGCCCCGTTTCGGGGCTTGGTCTGTAGTCCCTTGGCATATCCCGCTCAATCCTATGGACTGCGCTTGCCAAGTCTTCAATTTTTGCCAAAAGGTTTTTCAATTGTTCTTCAGTCCGGGCCGCTGATATATTGATAGAAGAATGCTCGGAAGCATTGGAAATCACCTGTGCAGTGTGCATTTCTAGGAGCCTTTGCATCATGCTTTGCCAATTGGCCGTCTTGGTTTCATCTGCGTTCCTTTGGTCCTTCTGTGCAAGTTTGCATGCGTTGCATCGTGCCTCTTGGTCTGCCTTGTTCTGGTCTATCTTTTTTTCATTTTGCCCTATGCGATAATAGGCAATTGATGCCGTGACGATCACGCCAAGGATTGCAAGCAAAGGGCCGACATAGGAAAACCATTCCATGACTTTGGTCCTTCAATCCGCAGAAAATATAAGATCAGACTTGAACCATGAAGTTACTATGAGGGACCCGGAGGTCCCCCCTGTTCTTATATATTCGGCAAAGTATAGGTCCATGGGTTCGTTGTCGGTTAGCATCGATAATCTCAACACCAAGCTTTTTTGCCCCTCGCTCAGTATCCCCGACACTGCTGCCAGCACCGCTATGGCGGCACCACGCTTTCGGCAGATCCGAAGCGTTCCCTCCCATACTTCGTCAGAACGGGCGTGGATATATGCCTCAAAGTTCACCACAAGCCGATATGCCCTTTCTATCTGCAAGGCTAGGCCGTATCCATAGCTGTTTATGACAGTCCAGCCTGAGGTTCCAGACACGGCTGCAAAGTCAAGGTTTCTTGGGTTCGTCAGTAAGGAGTAGCTTTGGCCACCCTCAACGAGGGTGGAATATACAATAAAACCCCCGTCTGTATATATTCCAGAGACTGACGTAGACCACCGAACCCCGCCCATTCCGTCGGGCTGTAGATAGACTCGCGTATCCATGCAGTCCGTGAGAATTCCAGTCTGAGCATCTGATGCAGGGAACGGGTCCCCGTTAGGGCTTTTTTGGATCCAAACCCCAAGTCCCGCCGTCCTTGCCGACGGGCTTCCTTGTATCACGCTCAAATAATTTTTGGCCCAGCGAAGGCCAAGGGAGACTGTAATGGGATCACCAGACTCAATCTCTGCATCATTGATAGGGCTATAGACTGGAGATGCGGGCATGGGGTCACTCCTGGGAAGGATCAGCAAAAGGCGTAGGGCGGGTCGCCGTTCGGCATTTTGAACGTTGAAGAATCGCAAAACCAGGAATAGAGGTCCCGGGCTTCCTCGCTTGCTGCAAGATACTCAAGGTATCCGTCGGGCGCAAAAGAGGCACACCGGGAGCCCTGGGCGCATTCTCTGAGGCGATACTTGACCCCGGCTTGGCCTCCGTTGTAGGATTCATCAGACGAAAGGACAAGGTAAGGAGTCGAGGCAGGATCACCGGACACGCCTTGCCGATAGCGAGTCAGGCAACGGCAAAAGCCTGCCGTCCAGATTCCATCATCCTTTGCATCTACGGCAACATCCAAGAGGGTTTTGGTATCCCGATACTCGGCCAAAAGGCGGGACGTAATTTCTGCCGCCAAAGAATCCTGAACGGGAGTGAGCCAGCGGGACCGTATCAATTTGATTGCAGGTTGGCCGTATTCGTCCGGGAGTTCCGCGTCCAAGTCAGCCGCTACTTTCACAAATCTATAATTGAAAATCTTTTCTTCGTTTTCCACAATCGGAGAGCGTATGGCGTAATAGATCCACACCTGAGACATGCGGGCATCGGTATCCTTTCCGATTGCGACACTGTCGGCAATGAGGCTAGAATCATCGTCCAGCCTTGGGAGTGCCCCGCTTGCGGGCTTTATTGCCGTAAGGGTTATTTTGCTTGTCCGTTCATTCCACCAAATGATGGCCAAATGCTGGCATAATTCCTCTAGGAGTTTTGTAACTTCCTCAGGCTCCGTCAACAATGTGGAAAGGTAGTAGGTAGCAAACCAGCGATCTGCCTCATCTGCCCATTGCACCGCGTCTAGGTATCCGGCCGGAATCTGGGTGTAGTCGTGCAGTAGGGCATAGAGAACCGCATCCAGGCGCACCCCGTCAAATAGGACGCACCCTTGCACCGTTGCCCCCTCTTGATGTTCCTCTGCCACCATGGCCCCCGCATCGTACCACGCGGGCATGGTGGCCCGCGTGACACTCATCGTCCCAACCCCGTCATTTCTCCCCGTTACTTTCATCACTTCCTTGTCAATGCGTACCCATTCCGTGCCGGCAGGAATGTCCGTGATATTGTCGATGAAAAGCCCCGTTGACGTTTTATCTGTTGCGGTCTGCAATGTTGCACCACTTGGCAGCGGGCATTGTGCTTTTTCTTTGTCGCCCCACCGGAGGGGGTCCTTGCAGGCTAGACCGACTTGCCCAGAGGCAGAGGGCCCCGCTACTTTTTGCATGAAGTAACCCTTGGCCCGAAAGTTTGCCGGGTCGTATGCTCCCGAAGAATCCAGAAACCCCGTCAAAAGTCTGACTGGCAGATTTTCCAGATACTTCCACCGGGCTATGAGTTTCCCCCAGAGGGTGCCCTTGGTTTCCGGGTCGTACCCTCTTTCCTGTGCGTAATAATCTAGGCCGACATCGGAAAAGGGGTGATCTTGAATTGATACAGAAAGCGAGGCCCGGACTCCAAGGCCTTCCGTTGGGGTAATCTCAGTTGGGGCAGTGTCGGCGCTCAAAAGAGTGGGGAGGCATGGCATGCCGTTGACCCCCTGCAATTCGTCAATACGAACACTAGCGACATGCAAAAGCCAAGGCTCTGATACAAAACTGTCAACGTCCTGACAAGTTGCTAAGGTATTGTAACACTTTGACGGGCCCGAAGTGGAACCAGTACAAGGCGCAACACCACACCGGCGGGAACACCTGGGGAGGGTGATCTCCACAATCTGGACGGGCACTTTTCCCAGGGATTGCTTTTCTGCCTCAAAAGTCATTGCGTCAAACCAATGAGCGGCATCTTGGCCCGCATCAAATGGGGTTTTTGGTATTCCGGTCCAGGGATGGAAGAGGCCGCAGCAAAGAGGCAGTCAAAGGGGTAATTTCTTGGAGACCAACGGAAAAAGAAAGGATACTTGAGGGCATGGGTGCAAAATGGGCGCCAGTGGTCGGCAACGAAAGCCGGGGTCAGATATTCAAGATCTACGTTGTATTCCTTGATCAAACGAAGCAGGGACCGAGAAATCAGAGAACCATTGACGCTCATGCCGTTGGAAAGTTTCCAAGACTGTTGAAGGCTTGGCGGTGCGACCCCTACTTGCTGCCCAGTGGGCGGCACGAGTAAGGGGCCGACGCATAACTGCCGGGCGTACAAAAACTTTCCAGAGGGTACGACAAAACGAATTAAAATCAATTTCCCCCCAGGAATCTCAGTAATGGGGAAAGAGAGAAGTCCAAGGGGTTGTACTACAGGATCAATTGTAGCAGTGATAGGCGCGAACACCCCAGGGCTGCCCGTCTCAGAGTATAGTCTGATTGAAAAGCCCGTCTCTGTGATCGGTAGGGTTTTGACAAACCACCCAAAGCCTCCGATGCTTTGCGTATAAGGATAAGAAAATACGACATCAGTCGTTCCCGGCTGTACCTGGAAAAGAGTCCAATCTTTCCAGTCGAAGGCATTTGCCAATGGAAAACGTGGATTTTCTGCGGCGCCGTCATATACTGGGGTCACGCCAGTATATCGGGCTAGATTGGAATAAAGAATCTCAGGAACTACCATAGTCATAGGACATTTACCCTTGTAAGTTTTTTGCCGTCCTTACTTTCTTCCCGGATCTGATCCATGAGCCCACGGACTTGGGAGGCCCCGAAACGCTCACCGATTAGTGACACGTTGACCGTCGAAGTACCGCCAGATCCTCCCGGGCCGCCGCTATTGCTCGACCCCGTGGGAGCGTCTGCGCTTCCCCCAGGAATGCCGCCAGCGCTTGCCCCGCTACCGTAAGACTGTGAGGCGAGTTTGGCCGCCTGGGCCATCCCTGCGCCAACGGCAAGGGCCGCAAAGGAGGAGGCAAAAACCAAAGGGGTGCCTAGTTTGGAATCAATTGCCGCGCCTGCACTCCATGCCCTCATGGTGGCAATAGTTGTTTCCACCCCGATGGCTGCAATACCGAAAACCTTGGCCGCCTCAAAGCCTTTCTTGCCGAAAGCCTCAGAAATTGCCTGGGCATCCCGCAGTGCCTGAGAGGTAGCGCCTAGATCTTCCGTGAGTGTGGACCGTTTTAGTTTTGAGGTTTTCTTTTCGTCTAAGATCTCTTGCGCCCTTCTGCGCCCCTGTTGCTCCCGTATTGTGCCGTTCATGTAATCATCAATGGCGATGATCTCTTCAGCGTAGGTATTTGCGTCCTCAATTGACTTCGTGTAAAAGTCCATCTCCAGTTCCATGCGCGCCTTGAAGTATTCCTGTTCGCCCTCTGTTTGGTTTATTTTCATCGTATCGGCAGGGGTCTCCCCGGAGGTCATCTTACCTATTTTGTCAAAATAATTTGCGTTTGCCTGCGCCTTTACCTCGTCAAGATACGCCTCTTCCCGCTTCATCTTGAGGACGGCGGGCATCATTTCCATGAAGGCCTTGTTTGCCTTGAGTTCCTCAAGCCTCATAGAATCGGGATCGGCATTTTTCAGCCTTTGTTTTTTCTCAAGTTCTACTGCCTCGTCCTTTTGAAGTTTCAAAATCTCTTCGGTGATCTCTCTTTGTGCCCGGATCTCTGGGAGTTCTGACACTGCCAAAGCCAATGATTTTTGCCGTTCATCTGAAATCTTTTTCAGGGACGCTAGTTTTTCATCTAGTTTTTTTGTCGCGTCAACATCCAGGCTTATCTCTTCCGCCCTGGCAGGAATCCCAGCCTTAAACTTATCAAAGCCTTTCATGGTTCTGTCGTACATTGCGCCGGACAAGGCATCGCCTAGTTTTGCTCCCGATTTTTCCATAGACCCCACTGCTTGATTTGTGATCTCTTGCGCCGAGTTGACTAGCGTATCACCAAAAGACTTTATCGAATCCCCGGCCTCTTTTGACACTACCCCTGCAAGATACCCAAAACCCTTGGCGGCAGTCCCGACAAGCCCGATAATCCCAGCCAAAGCAAACCGGGCTTCCTGGAAGAAAACATTGAAAGTCTCAGTCACTACCACGGCAACAGTCTTGAGGACGGCCCACCCGTTGGCGAAGTTTTCGACCATTTCCGAGTTGTCTTTGAGGCCTTTGGTTGTTTGCCGCAGGCCATCAGATAGATCCTTTGCAATAAAACCGATAACAGGGGCGAGGGCAGAAACGGCAGTTTCTTTGAAACGCTCAAAGCCAAGGGTTAGATTTTTGACCTCGTAATTGGCGACCATCGCCCCCTCTTTGAGGGCGCCGCTAACCAAGGAGTTTTGGCCTGCCGCCTTCTCCAGATCCTGGAAGCCTTCGCGTAAGGCGCGGACACCGAGCCGAAAGGCCTGCATGCCGACAAAAGCAAGCGAAACATTCCGCCCCATGTCCGTGAAAGACTTGGACGCTTTATCGCCCGCATCCTTGGCGGCAGTCCCTACCTGCTTGGTGTTTGCGACTACCTGAGCAAGGGCCGCCTTCAGATCGGCAATATCCGCCACAATCTTCAGCGTTAAATCTTCGCTCATATCACGCCCTTGCCCTTTAGGTAGTTTTCAAACTCTTCTGCCGTGTCGTGATCAAAACGATTCGCTTTCTTGGTGTGGTTCCTTTGTTTTTGGTACATCAAAGAAACCCACTCACGGTATGACATGCGCCAGGCCTCAGAGGGTGCAAGGTGCCATTCCAAGACTGCAAAATTGACGCACTCCTGGGCCCACTCTCCCGGCCCTTCCCAAGCTGGGGCGTCTGCGGTGCGGGGTTCTACGCCCCGCCGCCTGCTTTTTTTTCCCGTTCCTCAAGATTCTTTGCCTCATCGGGGATTGTCATCGTAACCATAACAAACTCACCCAGGGCCTTCAGGATTTTGAGAGACCCAGAATTGACAATCCTTTCCCCTGCCCCTTCCAGGGTCAGCGGTCTGATATGGCTTGCCGGGTCGAGGCCTGCCCGTACACCTGCCGCCAAAATAACGGCGGCAGTAGTGAAAGACATGTCCCCTGCACCAAGCCCGTGGGCAATGGACAGGATTGATTTTCCTGTTTTTTCCTCAATCTCGGCAATAGCCTGCCAAGACATTTTCAGCGTGTAAGTTTCCGGGCCGTTGGGGCCCTGGACCGTAATTTCTTTCTCAGCACGAAGCAGCAAAGCCATGGGAACCTCTTGGGGTTGGTTGGTTGGTTGGTTGGGCGCTAAGCTCAAGTCGGGGGTGTGTAAGCAATCGCCCCGGCAGAATCCAGAGAGAGGGTCCACTGTTCGGCGCCGTTATGCTCGCCTGAACGGGCGAAGGACCCGATCAAAAAAGAGCCCTGATATACGTCAAGGCGGCCCGTTACAATCTTGAAGTTTTTAATAGGGCTTGTGTTGGCAGCAAGCTCAAGCGCTTTTTGTACGACATCCGACGAAATCGGCCCCGAGGCAGTCACAGCCATGGAACGGACACCGCAAGCCAAGAGGGCCTGCCATGCCATATCATCCTTGGTCGTGACATCGACCTTTTCATTGTTAATGGTGAGACTGTTGGACTTCATGGCGCCAATAGTCGTAAAGACTTCAGGGGACGCCCCGTTGCCCATCTGGAGGAGTAAATCCTTGCCGCAATACTTGGCCATTTTGTGCCCTTTCCCTGGAGGGAATGCGCGGGGTTTCCCGCTTTGGTTTATCTGTCAGCTTTCCGCAAAGAATCCAAAAAAACGGAGGAAGGCAAGCCGCGCCCCTGCAAAATAGGCTAGGCCCCTGGCGGCCCTTGGAACCACCCTTCAGCATTCATTTGCTCAAAAGTCTTGACCGATGGGGCAAGACTCTGGGGCAATATATCCAAAATGGTCTTGAAGGTCCCAAGGGCGGCTGTGATTCTGTTCTGCGTTTCTTGTTTTTCCCCAGGAAGGCAGACCCCCGCAGCAATCAAAGCATCCAAGATTGCGTCTAATCCGTGAGGGTCTGCCTCGGGATGAATCAGCAAAGGATCGTCAGAGAAATCCCAAGCGTATTGATCGGCAGCGGGATGCTTTATCACACTGCCAACATCCGATGAAATGTCGGCTGGATCAATCAAAT